CTGTCCAATTACCCATAGTTGGTATTGTAGAAGAACCTACGATCATCGTGCAGTGTCCAGTGCTCGTCTTAATCGCTTGGCAAAATTAGAATCGAATCCATTCTTTCTTGAGAACGCCACGCCATTACCAATAGATTCAAATGGATATAGTGCTTTATAACTTTTTGTTGTTTTAGATAGTCTAGCAACCTGCCTTATCTTTTGACCAGCAGAAGTTCCTGCTGATTCTCTACCATATCTTTCCCATATACCTTCTGTTCCTTGATTGCCTTTAGGCTTACCAAAAAAGTATTTAGCCTTATTTCTTTTTAGCTTATTGTATGCACCCTTAGTTATGTTACCAGATGGATATTTGTTAATTTCATTTGAGTTCTTTTTGTTTGGAGTAACGATTGCAGAATTCTTTGGAGTTCTTATGCCACCATCTATTTCTAATTTCATATAATCTTCACGCTTCTTCTCAACATAAACCACAGCAACCAGATTTGTTTTCTTAGCTTTATCTACCCTAAATCCTTTTTGTGTAAACTGTGTAGGCTTATCAAACTTTTGTGTTGTTTGTTTTTTATATGTCTTATGAAGGGCGAAAGCTGTATCGTTTAATGCAAGCATAGTTGCAAAAGGTATTTGTTTTTTCTGCATTGAGCTTAAACCCTTTGTAACTTCTTTTATGTTATCTCTGATATCAATTCTCATTTCTTTCTCCAATGAGACTTAGCTTCAAACTTAAGTCCTAACTCTTTAGCTTTACGTCTGATGGTTGATGGGTGCACATCATATTGCATCGCAATATCATGGCTAGACTTACCCTGTTCTATCTTTTGTTTTAGTTTTTCTTTATCTATGTTCATAAGTTTTTGTAATGCTCTATGAGCCTGTTCAGATACCACTGAGCTTTCTCTAAGTCCTGTATGTTGGCATCCTTATATTTGTGCCTGTGTATATATTTTATGATGCTACCTTCCAGATAGCTAGGGTAGTTAGCTCCAAGCTGTTGTTGAATATAATCTATACATTCCACGCCACTTTGATTGTAGTGTGGTGGTTTCGTTACGTTTATATCTTTACTCATTTAAAAAAATTTTCTCCAGTTTCTGTGCAAATATAAAACAGCTCAACATTATGTTTTTTTTGTATCTGTGTTTTGCACTTATTAATTATTCCACCATCTCTCTTTCTTCTTGTAATACACTTTACATCTATTTTTCTTATCTCTCCTGTTTCACTTATAGCAACAAAATCAATAAAACCATGTTGAGAAACATTATTAAAAACATAATAACCCTGACTCAAGAAATACATTTGAGCCAAGTATTCTGCTAAATCACCTTTTATATGTGGTGTATGTCTTTGGTTAATATTTTTTGCAAATGATTTGATAAAACTAGAAAGGTCTACTTTATTTTTTAAATCTAAGTTTTCTTTGTATAACTGACAATATAAATTATTTGTAAATTCAAGCTCTTGTTCAATACTTTGCTTCACTTCATTCTCCTTGTTAATTCATTTCTACTTTTCTGTTTGATCTTAGGTTTAGTCGATGGATTATCAATCATGTCCTTCAATTCTTTAGTGCTGGTGCACTTGGCATAATAGTGAGTGGTGCTCGCCTTCCCTGTTTGTCTGTCTATAACCTTTTGTGATTTACTTATCTTTATTGGCATCTTTTTTCCTTTTCTTTTTGTTAAATATCTTTTCCCAGTTGTCTTGGTATTGTGTTCCCTTCTCTGGTCTACGTTTGCTACCTTTGCTCATCGTCATCCTCTGTCATGTAATAAAATGCTAATGCCCAGAGAATAATAAATACTGGTATTAGCCATATTGGGTTCATTTCTTTTCTATCCTCACAAATTTGCTGCCCTCAAACATTATTGCTAATTCAAGTCGCATATCCATTAGTTCTTTTGGAACACATCTAAGCAATTCTTGTATGCTAATAAAATTAGCTTTACCCTCATGCTTATAGCGTTGCATTGCTCTTGGAACTTCATAATCTAAGTCTGTAACATACCAAATAACTCCATCCCAATCAAAACAGCGAATGTGAGGTTCAAGTGGTTTGTAGCCCAGAGTTTGCATCTCTTCTTCTAAAGCTGCATATGCTCGATACATCATATCAATCATTTTGGCTGTTTTTACATCATTCCTCTCAAGTGCTGATGCTTTAAACATTTGCTCTGCTTTCATAAACTTAACCCTGAAGTCCACACCAACCAGTCTATCTAATCTGTGTTGATCGCCCCATTTGGTATGAAACTCTTTTTTGTAATCTTGATAAGCTTCTAACCTTTTAATAGTTTCAGCAGAATATTGTTTTTTTTCTTTAGTTTTCATAATTTAATTTGTATGTAAATTTTGTCTGTACGTTTGAATGTACGTGTATGTATCCTTTAGGATATACATACACATACATACATTTTTTCAACGATTTTACATACACTTACATACACACATACATATTTTACATACACTTTTTTAAGCACTGAATTTATCACTGAATTTCACAACTTTTTTGTAATCAATTGACTGATACTGGTCATCAATTTTAATAACTTGATCAATCTCCACCATCTCACCAATATACTGAGCAATGTTAGATCGCTTCATATCATTATCAGCTTGAGTCTTGCATACACCCACCAGATCACCAATGGAAAAGGTGTAATCCTCTTCATTGCCACCTTCGGCAATCGCCTTGTCTAGAGCAAGTCTTTTAAGACCTCTATTAATCTCAGCATGAGTGGTTTTTAGCTTTGCCTTCTTCTCAATCACATGATCTGTTACTTCCAAGTAACCAGAAGTCAAATCTTCAAACCCAAGAAGCTCAACTTCTTTAAATTCAAAGTTAATCTTCTCCATACCCATACCATCTTTATTAAGAGTCTGCTCCATCGTTACAAACATGGTTTTGTGGGTATCGCCAGTTTTGGTATCATCATTACGCTCAATCTTAAACTCATAATCCATTGATGCACCTAGCACAGAACTCCCACGCTGCCTGCCATTAGATGAGTGTCCTGTATGATGGACGATAATCACAGCAGCTTCGTATTTGTGGATAAGCTCATCCATCCTACTAATAAACAATGTCATGTCCTCAGTGCTGTTCTCTGAGCCTGCTCCAAAGTTCCTGTTGAGCGTATCAAATATGATGCAACTTAACTCACCTTCTTGAGCTGCAATCATATCTAGCTCTGCTATAAGCTTGGCATATTCGTCTGGATCAAGTATTCGAGTTCCTCTATTAGATAAGAATAAAGGAGCACCATCTAGGCTTTCCTTTGATTGATTCCACGCGGCTAAACGCCTTTTCACCCCACGTTTTCCCTCCCCACACAAATAAACCACTGGAGCACGTTTTGCTTTATGTCCGTAAAAGTCAGAACCATTAGCTATAGCTGCTGCCATAGCAATAGCCACAAAAGACTTTCCAGACTTAGGTGCACCAAATACACCAAGCAAACTAGACCTCTCTGCAACTGTTTTAATAAGCCAATCAGGATTATCCACCTGAGACATCACCAGATCAGCTCTCTCGAAGTATAAAGCACCTTTAGGTCTGTCTACTGGGGTGTTTTTAATATAGTCCTCAAGAGCATCAGAATCGCTGTAAAGACCCAATTCTTTAGCTTCATGTAAATCACCTTTTTCTGGCAAATCTGCATGAGGTTTTGCAATAGTTACCTCACAGCCATTGGTTCTTAAATAAGTGGATATCTCTTGTGCAAACATGAGCCCAGCTTCGTCATTATCTGGGTATATGTAAACCTGCCTACCATAGATGCTTGACCAGTCTGTTTTATCCCAGCCCTTACAGCCCCCATGATGACAAGCAACCTGATGTTGATAAATTTCAGAAGCAGCAAGTGCAGCCTTCTCTCCCTCAACCAATAAAACTGGCTTAGTGCTATCTCCCTCAGATAGATACAAAGGCATAAGCCCTTCTGGGCGTTTCATATACCAAAGATCACCACGTTTGCTAAAAGGTGCATATTTGATTTTGCTTCTAGGATGCCCCTCTGGGAATCTGAGCACTGCAAAGTCATCAGAGTATTTTAACTTGATGCTTGCCTGCAACCAGAGTTCGACAAATTGATCTCTGGTTAAAGATGGCGATGAAGGTGCTTCTTTTTGGGGGGAGATAAAATGAATGTCGTCAGACATTGCTCCCTCATCGCCAAAACCAAATCGTTTAAGTGTTTCGTTTATATCTTGATCGAAGTGCTTGAGTA